ACTGGACTAGATTCACAGAACTATGGTTACAAGTTCGGACAAGAAGAAGAAACATATAACATCGTTGCTGCTCATGGATACTTCGGACGTTTAATCTTCCAGTATGCATCATTCAACAACAGTCGTTCATTGCACTTCTTCCTTGCATCATGGCCTGTTATCTGTGTATGGTTAACCTCAATGGGTATCTGTACAATGGCATTCAACCTTAACGGTTTCAACTTCAACCAGTCAGTCGTAGACGCATCTGGTAAGGTTGTTCCTACTTGGGGTGATGTTCTTAACAGAGCAAACCTTGGTATGGAAGTTATGCATGAAAGAAATGCACACAACTTCCCACTTGACCTAGCATCTGCTGGCGAAACAGAGGTTGCACTTGTTGCTCCTAGTATCGGTTGATAAAACTGAATACATATGTTATATTCAAGAGACCCCATCAAAAGGGTCTCTTTTTTTATTGGAGAATAAAATGACTGTAGAAAATGAAGGAGAACTTATTGCAGAACTTCTTTGCATCACTGGTGAACTTGGTGGAAAGATGCAAAGACTTACCACTTATGATAGTAAAGGAACAACAAGTAAGAAGATCGTGATAGAGTATGATATAATAGAACGTGAAAATATATAATAAGTAAAACGTATAATTAATTTTATCTCATGCACGGAAATTTAGAACCTGAAGAAAAAGTTATGACACCAAGTACGAAGAACTTTACAGTCTTTTCAAAAGATGGTTGTCCATATTGTACAAAAGTTCAGAGAGTTTTAGAGCTTGCCAATCTAAACTTTGTGACTTATAAATTAGATAAAGACTTTGATAGAACAAGTTTTTATGGCGAGTTTGGTCAAGGATCTACATTCCCTCAAGTTACACTCAACGGAGATAAACTTGGTGGGTGTACAGAAACAGTTAAGTATTTACAGGAGAACAAGTTAGTCTAATGAAACCAGAAGACGATTTTGACAATGTTTACGACATGATAGAACATGCTATCGAATATGCATTCGATGGTAAAATGACTCTTAAATTTTATGATTTTCTTAAGTATCGTAAGACAAAGAAGTATGAAGTAGATGCCTTTATTGAGAGTTCTACTGCACATGAAATATCAGATCAAGTATTAGAACTTGAACAATATATTAAAGGAGGTGCTGATAACAATCATAAAATGTTACGTGAGGCATATGGTCACATACCTAAACCTAAAGCACGTAAGATCAGAGATTATTTGTATGGTATACTAGAAGATGCATGGAGGTATAGTCGTGACCGAAAACCAGGAAGACGAAAAAAAGTCTCTAAATAAAAATACACCAACCGAAATAAATCGGGGTGTAGAATTACTACTACGAAACAGGAGGAAGAAACCAGAACCATCAAAAACATTTCAGATAAAATTTGGAAAACTGATTGCACTCTGGAACAGGGAAATTATTTTTCACTTTAATTTTTATCTTGATATTAGAAAAACTTAACACTCTGGAGAAGCATTATGGACATGACCATAGTAACCCTAACCCTTACCACAGTAGTTTCATTACTTGCATTGTTGGTAGGAGGTATGATAGGATGGATGGCAAGACAGCATTCATATGAAACGACACCCCAAGTAGTGTATACTCATCCAGAAATGTTTGATGCAAACGGACAATTAGTTCCTGATGAAATTTTAGCTCTACGAATTGAAAACAATTATGACACCGACGAAGACGAAGACGACGACTAAAAGGGTAAAGTTACCACCAAATCCTTTCATACATGAAGTTCTTGAACTTGCATGTAAACAAAGATCGAAGGCAAAGAAAGTAGAAATACTTCAAGAGTATAGAGATGACTCTATAACTGCTGTTCTTATATGGAATTTTGATGACACAGTTGAGTCTGCAATTCCTGCAGGTCAGGTTCCTTATAAAGAGAATGAAGTTCCTGTAGGGACTGATCATACATCTTTACGTAGAGAGTGGAGACAACTTTTCCATTTTGTTAAAGGTGGTAATAGTACATTAAGTTCTCTTCGTAGAGAGACTATGTTTATTCAGATGCTTGAAGGATTGCATCCAAAAGAAGCAGAGATTATTTGTTTGGTCAAGGATAAAAAATTGACTGACGTTTATAAGTTAACATATGATGTTGTGAAGGAGGCATATCCAGATATTCAATGGGGTGGTAGGTCATGACGACTAAAACAGAAAAGAAAGTAGCAGAGGAAGAAGTAAAGGTAGAAGAAAAATTTAAACCATCTGATTATTCTTGTGAAATTCTGTTAGAAAAAACCACTCTTGTCAAAGCACATGATACAAATTTTCCAACAGACGCACATCTTGTTTGGTATAATATAGATGGTCAAGAGCATCTTGATTTAACTCGTTGTTCAAAGAGAGCAGACTTGTTTGATATGTACTATGATCGTTATGGTCCAAATGTTGTAAAGAGATTTGATCATGGGAAAGGTACAATCAAACCAAACTTGTGGGGATATAAGCAACCAGATAAGAAGGCAACAAGAAAGAGGAAACGAGCATGAATGATGAGCAGATCAGAGCACAGATTAATGACATCATAGAAGGTGAGATTCAGAATGGAATCAATGATTATCTTGAGGAAAAAGAAAGTAAGAAAGATGTAAAGGGTTTTGGTGGAGAGGTTCCTCAAGATGAAGGTAGTGAATTGAATGTGAAAGTATCACAGAATGAAGTTGATAGATTACTTAAAGAGTATAAGAAAATTAAGAAAGGTCAGAAGTCTAACTTTGCCCAGATAAAAAAACTTGGTCTAGTTGATAGGCATGGGAATGAATTAAATGTTGAGTAAAGATCATAGATTAAAATTTGTGGAGATTGCATGTAAAATTAAGTTAAATAGAGACGTGACATTAAAAGACATGATATGGTATAATAAATTACGTGAGCACAACAACCATGCAAGAGGTATCCATGAGAGATTTGTTACTTAAAGCACTACTAGCACATGCTACTGGTGAAATTGCCAAACATAAGGCAAATGTTGAAGTTTATCTGACAAATCCTGCAGGTATTGGAGAACATTCTGATATCACTGAAGCAATTGGAGTAGAGTTAGATAAAATTTCACGTTACCATGACCAGATAGAGGTCATACAGAAGTACTTTAAGTAAAACCGTATCACGTTTTACAAAACTACTTGACTATATAATATAACTGTGTTAATATACTAACACAACGTTCATCCCCCTTCGACTGGGGACGCAAGTAAGCCGACTCGGAACGGATCGTTCATCCTTATGGAATTTCTAATCGCTACTCTTTTAACATGTGAAAGTGCCGAGGATATTATTTCTCGAATGGCACCTTCCACAGAAAACCGTGCTGAATTAGTTCAGCAGGTCAAGATGAGTAGTGAAGAGGGATGCTTTGAGGACGCACAAGTTGACTAAAGGAACGGATTAAAACCCTACTACTTTGGAGAAACCCAATGGCAAAAGTCACTTACCGTGGTGTCGAGTACGACACTGAAGAGTACAACGCAGCAGTGATTGAAGAATCACTCAAGCGTAACAGACACGATCTAATGTATCGTGGACTCAAGGTTACAAGCAAGGCAGCTCCTTGCAGTTAGAATACAAAGGGGGTTTACACACCCCCTTTTTTCATGTATAATTAGATGAAAAGAAATCTCATATGAATAAAGCAAAACTAAAAGTTTTAGTCATGGCTCTTAAAGAGATTGTAGAGGAGTTGGAATCAGAAGTTTATTCTGATACTGAATCTTATAAGTACGAGAACTACGAACAATCTCTTTCAAAATCTGATCAGTATGATGAAGTTTTTGATGAAACTAATGAGTAAGATTGATACCCAAGGATTAAGTGGACCTGCAACAAAGGGATGTAAGGATAATATATTTCCTAAAGATGCTGATGGCAATCCCATCTATCCACCATTCAATCCCACTCCATTACCTATCTTTAATACTAAAGAAAGAGCAGAGTTAAAAGAAATTATGTTAGAGGCATTGAGAGAGTATTATGACTGTTAAATTAGTAAGTGCTACACCAGATGCTGAAAAGCATATGGCATATGTTGCTCGTGTCAGTAACCCCAATAACCAAGACAGTGATAAGTTTGCTGGTCTTCTTAAGTATTGTATTAAACATGGGCATTGGAGCGTCTTTGAGCAAGCATTCATGACCGTTGAGATCAATACTACCAGAGGACTTGCAGCACAGATATTAAGACATAGATCATTTACATACCAAGAGTTTTCACAGAGGTATGCTGATAGTAGTTTGTTAGGAGATAGTATTCCATTACCCCAGTTACGTCGTCAGGATGATAAGAACAGACAGAATAGTATTGATGATATAGATCCATTGATGCAGCAAGACTTTGAGATTAAAATGCAAAGACATTTTGTGGATGGAATGAAATTATATAAAGAGATGCTTGAAGCAGGTATAGCAAAAGAGTGTGCAAGGTTTGTACTTCCTCTTGCTACACCAACACGTTTATACATGACTGGTTCTGTAAGATCATGGGTACATTATATTGACCTACGTTCTGCACATGGAACACAGAAAGAACACATGGATGTTGCAGAGGAAACACGTTCTATTTTTATTAAACAGTTCCCTACTGTTGCTCAAGCCCTTGAATGGGTCTAAATACTTTCACATAACTTTATATTGATATGCCAACATACCCAGTGATTAATTTAAAAACTAAAGAGAAGAAAGAACTCTCTATGACGATGAAAGCATATGATCAGTGGAGAAAAGATAATCCTGAATGGGATAAAGATTGGTCAGAAGGATGTGCCAGTGCTCAAGAGATGTTTAAGTGGAGTGGAGAAGCAAACTCTAGTGGTTGGAATGAAGTTCTTGATAGAGCATCTAAACAACCAGGTGCTACCGTTCGTAAAAATAGAGATTATCAATTCTAATGCCAGCTAAATCAAAGACTCAAAAGTCAGTTGTTCCATATGGAATGAGTAACAAGCAAATGAAAAGAAAAAAACCAATTAATACGGACTTGATGAGGACAATTAATCCTCTAACTCCAAACCAAGAAGAACTTTTTCGTCATTATAAAAATGATCAGAACCTTGTTGCCTATGGTGCAGCAGGTACAGGTAAGACATTCATAACATTATATAATGCATTGAAAGATGTGTTAGATCCAAAGACTTCTTATGATAAAATTTATATCGTTAGATCTTTGGTAGCAACTAGAGAGATTGGTTTCCTTCCTGGTGATCATGAGGACAAGTCTTCATTATATCAGATACCATATAAGAATATGGTAAAGTATATGTTTGAGATGCCAAGTGAAGCAGACTTTGAGATGCTCTATGGTAATCTTAAAACACAAGGAACTATTTCATTCTGGAGCACATCATTCATTCGTGGTACAACTTTAGATAATGCTATTGTAATAGTAGATGAATTCCAGAACTTGAACTATCATGAACTTGATAGTATAATTACAAGGATTGGTGAGAATGGAAAGATTATGTTCTGTGGTGATGCCACTCAATCAGATCTTATTAAAACCAATGAAAGGAATGGTGTTAGTGACTTCATGAAGATCCTTCGCATCATGCCATCAGTTGATATTGTTGAATTTGGTATCGAAGATATTGTTCGATCTGGATTTGTCAAAGAATATCTCCTTGCTAAACTGGAACTGAATTTATGACCTTTACTCATTGTAATTTTTTAGGTGATCTTGAATTAAAAAAGAAAGAAACTAACGGTATAAGATTATATAATCTTCCTGATGGTCAATGGGTTCCTTCCATTACATCTGTGACTTCTTTTTATAATAGGCAGGTCTTTGTTGACTGGCGAAAGCGAGTTGGTATTGAAGAGGCAAATCGTATAACAAAGAAAGCAACTACTCGTGGAACTGATTTCCATGAAGCAGTTGAAGTGTATATGAGAAATAATGAAATTGATTGGGAGCAGTTTAGACCTGCCACCAAGTTCATGTTCCATCATGCCAAACCATATCTAGACAAAATAAATAACATACACGCTGTAGAAAGAACCCTTTACTCCGAGTACCTTGGTCTTGCAGGTAGAGTTGATTGCATAGCGGAGTATGAAGGTGAATTAGCGGTCATAGACTTTAAGACATCTGAAAAAATCAAACCTGAAAAGTGGTTGGAAAACTACTTTGTTCAGGAAACTTTTTATGCTGCTGCATACTATGAACTAACTGAAATTCCTGTGACAAAACTAATTACTATTATGGTTACACCTGGTGGTGATGTAAAAGTATTTGACAAACGGAACAAAGGGGATTATATTAAACTATTAGTTCGTTATATAAAAGAATTTGTATCTC